TTATGATAAGTCACCAACAGGAGTAGGATTCTAATGTATTTTAAAGAACTACCAACACTCAGATATCCATCCTTTTTATCTGATAAAAATTCATCACTAGATTATGTTGATGCAAAAAATTTATTTCGTCGTGTTAAATTAAGAGAGGACTTACAATCTATAATAACCCTTTTTGATAAGTATGAAATTCCAGAGGGTTTTCGTCCTGAGAATGTTGCCGAAGAATTATACAATACAGATCAATTAGATTGGGTTGTAGTGGTATGTGCAGGTATTGTGAATATTCGTAATGAATGGCCTTTATCAAATAATGATTTATATGAATATGCTTTAAACAAATATGGAGACAACTTAAATAATGTTCACCACTTTGAAACCACAGAAGTTAAAGACTCTAAAGGTAGAATAATTCTTGAGAGTGGTAATGTTGTCAATAAGGAATTTAAAATATCGTATTTTGATAATGGAGAAGTAAAAACAAATGATCTTACAAAATTAGGAACCAACGTAGTTGCTATCAGTGACCCTGTTGCATCTGTGAGTAATTACCTTTATGAGACAAACAGAAATGAGGAAAAGAGAAATATATTTGTTTTGAAAAGAGGATTCTTACAACAATTCCTTGATGATTTTAGATCAATAATGATATATGATCCATCATCACAAAGAGTCAGTAAGAGTGTAATTAAAACAGAAAATACAAATTTAACAATGCCATAAAAAAAGGGGTCGTATGACCCCTTAACTATTAGTCGTCTGCGAGTTTTTGGAAATACGATAACGTATCGTCATCTTCGATTTCACTTGAACTTCTTGCAACTGAGGAAACAGTTTCCCTTGGTGCAGGAGTTTCAACTTCATACTCTTCTTCTTGAACCTCTGGATCTTGTGCAACTGGTGTAGCACCTCTCTTACCTAAGACATACTCAAGACGAGTCTTAAGTTCATCATAAGTTTTAAATTGAGACGCAGCACTGAACTCTTCAAGAGAACTTTGCTTTTTCCAGATTGATTCCATCGCATCATCGTCATCTAAGAGAGGACTTTGTGATGCAAACTCAGAACTGTCATAGTTTCTATAACCTGCGACATTCTTTGCCTTTAACTTGAAGTTAGCACCTTGCCAAAAATCGAATGGATCGATTGCTTCTTCATCTTCAAACTCAGGTTGCATTGCTGCAGTGAGTTTATCAAATATTTTCTTACCAAACTTATATAAGAATGTTTGACCTTCGTTCTCAGGATTAGTAGGATCTTTAACAACGTAGATGTTCGCAATGTAAGTTAACTTACGTTTTTGCTTTCTAGCAAGTTCCTTGCCAGCATCTGTTCCATTATTCCACAACTGTGAATTATATTCTGATACAGGATCTTTTTGACCAAGTGTTGTCAAAGAGTTCTCAATATACCATCCTCCGGGGCCTTGAAAGGCATGGGAATATAATTTAACAAATGGAAGATCTTCCTTGTCTGGTGCGGGTAAGAATCTGATAACAGCATAACCGTTACCTGATTTATCGACTTCGAGTTTCCAGAAACGGTCATCACCTGATGCACCGTTATTGTTCATCTTCTCGACTTCTTTAACTAACTTTGCAGTTAGTGAACCTAGTTTAGATTGCTTTTTTAAATTTGCAAATGACATTGGATTACCTTGGATTAATTTAGATTAAATTGGATTTACTTGGATATTATAACAAAGACAACACTCTTAGTCAACATTGACTCGAAGTGATTGTATTGTTTTGTTGATAGTATCAAAAAAGTAGTTTACATCAGTTTTTGGTGCAAACCCTAACATAGACATAGACTGCTTGAGATATCCAAGAGTATCTTTAGCCTCTTGATCATCTGATAAAGATAATCGAGTCCACATAATTCTCTGTTTATCAACAAGTGTCTGTAACTTATCAACATGCTCCAACTTCTGTTCACGAGACATGGTAGGGAAATACATGGCAGTACCATATACCTCTCTCTGAAGTTCATTAATTGACTCTAGTTCTTCACGAACTATATCTGATTCAAAAAAATTACTCATTGACCAGTTCTCTTACTATCTTTTTATATTGGAACACATTTATATTTATGAAAGGATCATACTTCCTTATTTTAAGACTTACGGTTTCCCACACAGGGTCAGTAAGTTTTTGATCGAACCTTTCACGAAACTCAAAGATCTTTTCAAGGACAACAAGAGTTTCAAGATCAATATGTCCACCCAAATATTTTTTAAGAACAATCGGGTGTCCATCGGAGCAGTCAAAAATGCTATCCAAGTCGTGTTCATTAAACAATTCAGTGACTTGCTCCTTGAATAAGTAACCAAGACTTTGTTGTCGTCTTGACCACTCATTATAATTCCTCTCTCCAGAATTAATGATTTCACCAATCCATAGACCAGAGGGATTGTCTGTGCTAACAAAGTTAGACACAAGAAAATCTACAATCTCCTTATCAGGATATTTTCTTGATGTCTTTTCAAACCAATACTTATCCTTCCTTTTATTGAAGGCAGTTATCTTTGCTCTCGATCTTCCTCCATACTTGAAGTAGTCATACTTTGGGCTGGAGAAATGATTTTTGATTGAAAGATATGTTTGGTAGGTTTCAAATGGTGTCACTTTCATCGTCAGTTTCTTCACTTTCTAATTCTGTAATTGCATCGACAGGGACTTCATTGTCACCTATCATGTACCAGTGTTGATCAATACCGATACTATCTGGTCTAACACCAAGATACTTAAGATCACTGAATGAGTGCTCTCGAAGCATTGCTTGTAGACGATGGTGGATTAGTTCTGATTTAGATACTTGCATTATAAAGGTAGTCTAGCACGAGTTGTCTTTTTCATAAAGTTAAGACGGGTTGCGTCCCACTTCAATCTCTCTTTGAGAGACTTTGAAATGAGTTTCGTTACTGATTCTATCTCAAGATTGTTACTTTCGCAATAGTGGCAGATTGCATCAATGTAATTGAATTCTTCTTCCGCTACAATCTTTTCGATTTCGATGGCAAACTTTTGAGGAGTCAGAAACTTCTTCTCAATGGCCTTCTCAAGTTCTTTATTCGGTTCCATAGATCTCCAGTTTATCTTGAACAAACTTACTAACGTATTCTCCGAGTAGTTTGATGTACTTTGCTTTGTCGTATTCTTCATAAACAACACATTCTCCATTTTCACATGACATAATAATTACTAATTTTTTAATAGATATACCCGTCAGTTCATAAAGCATACAACCATATGCCATTGCTTGGACGAAGTAATGTTCGATCCACTCTTTTGGTTTTGGTTTTGCCGATGTTTTAAAGTCGATTACCGCCAGTTCATCATTGTATTCTGCAATACAATCAACAGTTCCTGCAATACCTAATTGCTTACTATACAGAGAACCTTCCAAAGCGTAAATATTATTTATTTTTCTGAGTGTAGATTTTGATATGTTAAATAAAAACTCAGAAATGGGAAGTCCTTCGGGAAGGTCGTTGTTTAGTAAAAAGTTTTCTGCAAGTGTATGAAAAGATGTTCCACGAGTTGTAGCAGCCTTCGTAATACGATCTGCCTCTACATCTCCAACTTTCTTTCTCCACTTCACAAATATTTCTTTATTGAAATGACTTGTGACTGAGGTGATAGAAACTAATTTTAACAGTTCATCCTCATCAGGAACTGAATAATAACGAACTCCATCAATCGTTTCCCTCGAAAGTTTGGGAAGTTCAAGTTCTACATGATTAAACATTACATACCTAGTTGTGTCTTTGCGATAATGTACTCTTTGACTAATCCAGAACGAACAACGTCATCTATACCAAATTCTATAATATCAAATGATGGCATTGTCCGAACTATCTTCATGAAATCAATGATTCCATTCTTTTCGTTGGTCTTTTGCAAATCTGTCTGAGTGGCATCACCACAGAAACAGATTTTACTGTTTTCACCAACTCTTGTTATTATACTATCTAATTCGTGAAAATTCAAGTTTTGAAACTCATCGACTAAA